ACAAAAAGCCACCGAAACCCCTCGGAAAATAAGGGAGAATCAATGAAAAAATCCTGGCGAATAAAAAACACTCAAGAACATCACACGGGGGTGCAATGCCTCAAGCAAATGTTATGTATTCACCAAATAAAAATAATTCGGTATCAACAAACTTGGCACACTATTGAGTTCTCAAACAACAAACACTTACCGGTTCTCCATTACCCAACAATTCAGGCAATGATTTCGTCCAGCGTTATTTTCTCAGTTATTTATTCCGCTCAAAATTACTTGAGCTTTTTCTGAGTGATTGTCGCCAGATTTGGTGTCAGCTTCAAGCTGACCTCGTTGCGGCGACAGATAAAAACTATACACAGGTTTTCGGAGAGTTACAAATCAGATTGCTACTTTTGGAGGTGACTGTGGTTACATCCATAAATCTCAGCTTCGGAGTGCGTTTGGAACCTCTCGTCCGTCCACGATTCGGGTGGTTGCCAACGGGCCGGAATCCGCAAGGTCGGTTCTACATCCTCGGCATCCAGCTCATGCCCATCCGTCAGACTTCTACGATCTGACACCCCTGGGCTCTACGTCTAAGACATTTTGGTTAGATTGCCTCGGACTACCACACGGACTTCTTTAACTCTGCATACCTACATCTGCCTGCGATGCGGTGCTCCACGAAGCTGCTCCACTCCTCGGTAGTCCGAACAGCAAGTTGCGCCATTCCCGTCGAGACAAACTTTGTTGATGAATCGGGCCGTCCCTTTAGGAGGACGTAAAAGGTATGTATCAGTTCAGGACAGACGCATCGACTAAGGACTTGGCGCGTACAAAAGTGAAAGCTCCTCAGCCTTCAGAATACGAAACCTCCACAAAATCACTATTTGAAATGACATGTTTGAGCGCCCGCTAGAACAATCCCTGCATCGCTACCACCGTGCTTCGCCGCCTGGAGCTCAGCGCGTCGTGCTCGAATTGAAGTCATATGGTCAAAAAACCATTCTCAATCTCGCGTCCAGGCCAACCGAAAGCCCTGCGCGTTCGAATAACATCCGCTCGTGCGCGCCCTCTGAAAGGTCACGCCCGTATGTAGTGGTTTTAGCCTTCATTCAATAAAGGGCGGCGGTACCAGACTTCTTATGAAGTTCTATTGCTACGACACCAACGATTCCTTTCTGTCACTGCCGCCCCAGCCATGTTGTGGCAATTTCGTTCCGTGAACGCTGCTCCTTCTCGACCTGCCCCGACGGCTGCAACCCCGCACCGCCCTACCGCAACTGGATCACGAGATCCGCTTACGCAGTAGCCGGCAATGAACTCTTATAGGCAAGATCTGGTGTCTGAGTTATCTGTCTTACGCGGAAAGCCAGGAACAAAGCAGAAAGCCGATGCTCCGCGCCCTTTGTCTCTCCCAGTACTGCTCATGTGAAATACAGAGGTGTTGGTTGTGGGAGCGCCAAGATAGGAGACGCGTGTATCTTACGAATACGACTGCGACAAGGTTCGGCGACGCCGAAAAATCTATGGAATAGCTTCAAAAACGAAAGCGTCCGGACCTGTAGCCAGCAGGAACGAAAAATACTGCACCGGCTGGACGCATCCGTCGGTGCACTGCCCAAATGTTGCAGCCGTAGGGGCAACGAGTAAATCACGGTCAAGAAGCGCAAAGCAGATCAATATTCGAGCGCCAGGCACCATTTATGATCTAAAGGCCCTATAGCCCTACGAGCGCCGCCTGGATCTTATTTCTGGGCATAAAAAAATCGCGGAACCGAAGTTCCGCGATATTTGTGACCCCAACGGGATTCGAACCCGTGTTGCCGCCGTGAGAGGGCGGAGTACTAGGCCGCTATACGATGGGGCCGTATGCTGAAGAATAATCTTCAGCTCACCAAATTGCTTTGATGAAGCGCTGGGATACCAGGACTCGAACCTAGAATGACGGAACCAGAAACCGTTGTGTTGCCAATTACACCATATCCCAATATGACTTGCTATTCATTAGCTAGATCAGATAACCGATCAGCAATGAATGCCTTAGCACGAGATATAACTATACCTAAAAAGTTCCTCGAACGCACATCCAGAGCCCGGATACTCGAGTGATCTACAGCTCGTTAGCTATAACAACGACGAAATACATGGCTGCTCCGATCCTGAACACCTGTCCAGGCCACTGAAGTAGAGCTCCAGCGGTAAGCAGACCGTCGCAGAATGAACGAAGGACCCGGCTCATTGAGCTGGGTCCTTCGCATTTGTTATTGGTCGGGATAACAGGATTTGAACCTGAGCCGAAAACCCGATTCGACCCCGGAATCTCGCGGTTTTTGCGCTACTACTCAAACCAAAATCGCCAAAGAAACCAATGCCACCCATGCGTATTTTCCGTGGTGATACCTTTGGCATCACACTTCGTCATCTTTTGTCTCTACCTCTAGTTCGTCCCACCATTGCCTGATTTTGGGGTCTTGGTAGGGGCCGAGGTTTCCGTGCTGATCCATAAGTCTAATTGTGCCTTAACGACGAAAAGACCCCGCTCGGTGTGAGCGGGGTCGATTCATTTATTCAGCTACGTGCTTGCCGGGGTCGTCTTCTGGCTTCACGAGCCAGCCACCTAGGACAGCGAGCCCAGCGGATAGGACAACACTGATTGCTGCTTCGATGCCGTTAGCGTCGATGCCAGCTTGGTTGAGTAGCCATACGATGATCGCGGCTAGTGCTGCGCCTACACCGCCACCTGTAGCTGATGCGGTGGTTACCTTGCCTACAGTACGAGATGCCATTGTTGCCTACTTTCCATTCTGGGTGTTCAAATAGCGTTGCCATGCCTTGATGGTTTCCTTGCCGAACTTTCCGTCGATCAGCCACTTGCGGGTGTCGAGGTGGCCCTTCTTCGCTAGGAACTGTTGCAGGGCGATGATGGTGTGTTTGCCAGCGTCTCCATCGATTGCACGGTTGTAGTAGCCGAGTCCGTTGAGCCATTCTTGGACGGCCATCCACGTGTATTTGCCGTCGTCGCCGTCAATGGCTCGTTCGTACAAGCCGATCTGGGACATGAGGATCTGCGTAGCTTCAACGCTAGTCTTGCCGTACTTGCCGTCTACAGCGAGGTCTTTGTAGTCGGTTGGGCGTTTGGTCTGGGCTGGCTTCGGCTTGGATGGTTTCACTGAACCTACAGGCTTGATGGTTCCGCCGTTGATTTTGGCGGCCACCTTGGCGAGCTTGTTCACTCCGCCTTGTAGCTCGAAGTGCATCTCGTCCTTGCGCCCGGCGTAGTCGCCACCCCACCGGACAGCGCCGTCAAGGTCAGCCAGAATACGCCGAATTGCTTTCACCTGAACGGCGGAGAACGTGCCAGATAGGCCGAGTCCGTGCGCTGGTGCGTTGAAGTCCACGGAGGTGCCAGCGGAGTGCTCTGAGGCTACAGACGCACCACGCACGGGGCGTTTGGCGTAACCCCATGACCAGTCCTTGCGGATAGTTTCAACCTCCGCGTTGAAGCGCTGGCCAAGCTCGTTCAGGATTGTGTAAGCGTCACCTGAACGAACCTTGCCAGTGATCCATGGAAGGTTAGTGAGTCGGTTGGAGCCGGGTTCGAGAACATCCCAGCCGAGACGAGTTAGAGCCATTACGGCCACCTTTCGGGCATAAAATAAGCCCCGCTGTGAGATGCAGGGCAAGGGGTTAGCCACCGGTTGGTGGCTGGCTTAGTCGTTCGCTGCTATGGTCTTGTCATTCGATTGATCCTTTGGGGAAGGTGGCAAGGCCATGAGTTATGACGATTCGATGATTGAGGATGAAGTTAACGGTGGGTTGTGCCCCAAGTGCGGTGATTGGCATAGTCCAGATGGAATGACTGAAGAGGACATGTGCCAGCGGGGCGATTAGCTTCATCTTGAGCGGGGCACGAGATTAGTCGTGTCCCGCTTTTAGTCCTTGTTGTGTCGTTGTTGTTCTCGGAAGATTGTGTATCCGAGCCAGCCGAGTACACCGATTAGTAGGGTGTACAAGCCGATGTAAACCCATGGTCTGCCGGGGAACGTTGGGGCGAAACTTGAGAATGAGGCAAGGGTGAGGATTGCTGCCATGACAGCAAGCAAGCCCATGAGTACCCTGCCGGCTGGAAACTTAGTCCAACCGCCACCAGTGAGTCCGTGCCAGCCAATCATGACGATCACGGTTTCGAGTAGGGCTACGGACATGAGGATGCCGGTGAGTGGTTGTATCGTCATGCTGGCTTGCTCCTAAACGACCGTGAGAGGCCTTCACTGAAGTGGTTTTGCTTGTTGATTTCGCGGAGCTGTTCCGACTGTTTAGCGACCTCACGGCGTGTAGCTCGAACGGCGGCAAGTTCAATGTCTGCTTCGATCTTCGCCGCCAACGCTTCTTCCACGTCTTTGCCTGCTCGCTTGTGTCGTTTCCAGAAGCTCATGACCCATCACCAGCTTTGTTCGCTTCCTGTACTGCTGACATGACTTTGGCGACGGTTTCGGAGATGACTGCCTGATCCCGTATGGTCTCGGCTTGCACCTGGATGATCTCTTGCTTTTTCGCCGCCGTTTCTCGCCATTGGTCGCCACGTTTGGTCTCGCGGTCCAAGGTTGCTTTGGGGACTAGTTTTCCTGTGAGGATGAGCAGCACGGTCAATATAACCAAGCCTGATGGTGTGAGTGCGCCGGCTGCCGCCCAAGGGATTTGATCAACCATCACTGTTCTTTCAGTCGAAGCATTAGCTCGGCGCGTTTTTCAATGATTGCTTTGATCTTTTCGCTGTACTGGTGATTCATGGCACCTCGCTTTATAACTTTTGTGCAACGTTTGACTGTTTGTGCGCAAACTGTCGGAACCTTATGGTTAGCTGGGAATTGTGATTGTCATTGGTAATGAGAAAAGCCCCCACTTTGCTGTGAGGGCCTTTCGTTATTTGAGCAGGCGCTTGGCTGCCCGTAGTACGGGTTCGCGAGCTATTTCGCTAATGCTTTTTCCTGCCACCTTGGATGCTTCAGTTATGAGCTTGTGTTCATCTTCGGTGAGTCGGATTAGTAGCGTCTTGTTTCGCGGCTCTTCTAGTTTTGGCCTGCCTCGTGGTGTCATGCACTCATTTTATCGTATACAAATAAACGTTGTGCTTGATGCTTAAACCGTATACGCTTATTCCATGGCAACCACAACCGCACCACTCGCATCAGAAGTAATTGGGGAAACAATGAACTTGGAAGAAGTTTTCAACGAACTAGACATCTTCGCCGGAGAAAACGTCCTCGGCAAGATCATGCGCCACCTCGACGAGCACGGCAGCATCACCAAAGAGCAGGCCGTCGAGATGGTAGAAAAAGCAACCAAACGACGCTACGAATAACACTCGGGCCACCCCATGATGTGAGGTGGCCAGAATGCTATCTAGAGCCCGTACTGCGCTTTGGCCTCAGCCAGCAACGAAGCACGTTCAGCCGGCCCCGCAGCATACGGCAGGAACGTAATGTCTTCGATATCAATCGCTGCATACGTGGATGACGTAGCACCGATACGCAAAGTCGTCGGCACGTTAGAACCGGTATCGCCAGTCCACTCAACACCGTCGATTGACAGGACGCTTCCCGCACCATCCCGAACTACGATGAATACATGCGTTGAAGTGTCGCCCGGCTTGCTTGAAGATAACGTGGTTCCGGCGAAGAACGCGAAGTTACCGTTTCCGCCGATATAAAGATTCCAGGCCGGACCAGATCCGCCAGTGATCATGTAAGTAGATGCCGCAGAAGACCCAAAACGACCAACCAACACCATGGTTGAAACCCCAGGGTGAGGGTGAGCAACATCAAGACGCTGATTCACACCGTTGAATCGGACGACCTTACGCATTGACTCGTACACTTCAGGGCGTTGGGAATCAGGAGTTGGCGCAACTAGATCCGCGGTTCCAACACGGTCATGCCACTTTGACAGTGGGCCGATCATGAGTTGCTTCACCGACCAGCGGTGCGATGCCCTCGGGATCGGCTTCACATAAGCAACACCGGACTTATGGCCCGTTTCGCCCCAAACCTTGGAACCGATAAACGTTGGTGAACTCAAAGCACCATCCCCCTTTCCTTCAGGATCTTCGCGAGCTTCTTTGCGATCAACGGTGCAATAGGCTTGTTGTAGTGCGATCCGCCGTCCATGATTGATGGCGGTGGCGCATCTACAGCCATGTTGTCCAGATCAGCCTGTGTTGGCGTGATACCGGCTTCGTAGATCGCTTCGTGTACTAGCCAGGATCGGATGTCGATGTAGTGGCTGGGGAAGAGTGCCTTTCGGCGGTCGTTGATTTCCTTGATCGACTCGTAGTGTGGCGAACCCATTGGTTCGTCTACACGATTAGTCGTGGAAATCAGCAGGAAGCTCTTTCGATTGGCGCGGAACCATTCAGCCATTTCGACATCGGCGGCGATCACATGATCAGCAACAGTGTCATAGGCACCTGTGGTGCCAAATGATTCATCGTTGCGCGCATACCAAACGATACCGGTGTGGTTGGAGTAGTCTGTCCCCCGGTCTACGATCAACGGGACAGGACCGGACACGGTCACCGGGTTGGTTCCTGCGAATGCACGAGTGAACGTGTAGCTTGTCCCGTCAAAGAGCAATGTGCCGTAGACCCCGGCGAGGTATCCGTTGATTGATGTGCTGCGAGTGGTGATCAGCCCAATCTTTCGATTGGTGGTCACGGCAACGCTACCGGAAACAGGGATGGAGCCGCCTGTGACACTGAAGGTCACTGGCATTGCTGATACGCGCATGCGGATCTCAGAGGTTGGGTTGCCACCAAATCCAAGATTGGTCACCTCGACCGACCCGCCCAATTCCTGTTGCAACAGGTACGGCCAAGCCTCGGTTAGATCCCATGCGACGCTGCCCGTGTACCCGCGCACTAGAGAATCGCCGAAACAGGCGATCTTGGTTCGGATCGCACCACCCATAATGGGCGGGTGCCCCATCCAGGGAACACCTTGGTTGGTGATCCCTAGTGCTGTGTTTCCTTCGGGGTCTTTGGCAATCTGGATGTCCATGTAGTCGTCGCGCTCGACTTGGCGGACGGCTCGCGGGTCGTTGCCTGATACGAGGTCAGCACGTTCAGGAAGCGTTGCAATACTCGTTTCAAGAGCGACTGACTTTGCTGCTTCTATTTGCAGTTCGCGGTCTGTCGCTGAAGCCAATAGTGAGAAGTCCTCTCTGATGGAATCTTCAGGGGCGACCTCATCAGCGATATGATCGTTTATTTCTGGGTATGGCAGCGACCTTGCGGGCGTGTATTTTGTCATGCTGTTCCTCCCAGCGGATTGTTATTGAAGTCGGCGTAAGTGGCGACCGCTCCCCACGCCGCAGCGAACGACGCATAGTCAGCGGTTGGCCCCCACGCGTCAGCGAATTGCGCGTAAGTGGTGAAGTCGGAAGTGACCTCGATGATTCGAACCGTGAATGACTGCGTGTATTCGTCACCAGCGTCGGTGTTCACGCCGATGATCAGGCATCGCAGGTTCACGCCCAGCAGGTTCGGGGATGAAATGGTGATCACGTCACCCAACTGGATACGAGGGTCAAACCCAACCCGTAAACCTGTGATTACCGGTGCGGGTTTGGATACCTGTTCGGCAACGAAGTTCGTGATCTGGTCGATCACAAACGTTTCGTTCGTGCTGATGTTGCCGGTAGCCCACGGCCCGAAGTCATGCTCATACTTGGGCCCGACTGTTCCGGCGATGGTTGGGGTGCGTTCCTTGTCCACCCATTCGATGCGTTCCTTGGCGCGAACGATGGCGGTTTCTTTGCCCCACCACATCGGCCATAGGTTCGTGGTCCCTACGAATTGTTCCGATACGGTGCGTAGTTCGACCTGCCACCCTGCCGTGAGTGTTGACGCGGTGTGAGTGATGGCCCATTTTCCGGCTACGATCTCGCTCATGCTCACTGCGAGGACGTTGTTCTCCGGGCGGCTGGCGTACCATTCCTCCACACCGTTGGTGTAGATGCCACCGGCGAGCGTTCCGATGCCACGGTTCAAAGAGTCGAAGCCGGTAGCACCTAGCACGTCAGGGTTGCCATCAACCATGATCCAGTCTTCGCCAGAACCGGGCTCGGCAATGCTGGTGATCGAATCCCCCGAAAGCAACACATCCGAATTGCTGTTAGTCCATACTGTGACGGCGAAATCTCGGCGCAAGGTTTGAGACGGCCACAAATATTTAGCCGTGACTTCCGACCGGACTCCGAGCAGGTTAGATTCCCAAGACAATTCACGAATATCATCAAGCGTCGTATAGGAACGCTGGGAAATGATATTCCTCAGTGACACGGATGAGATCATGCGTGCGACACCGAGTTCGTCAATCCACATAGGTCGAAGAAGCGCCTCGCTGATCGACCCCAACGTTTCAGCAGCAGTCAAACCCGATTGTCGTGGCAAAGCCCCAACGTGCCCGTGATATGGTCCCGGATCAATCTGCGCCGTTGGCGTGAAACCCAATGAAGCGAACTTGTGGGACTCCGCTACAGGATGCGACACCTGGATACCAGCAGCTCGGGCGTTGGCATCCCCTACGACTTGAATCGAAGACATCAGCGTTGAACCAGTGAGTCCACCAGACCCTGTTGCTACCCCGCCGTTGCTGTTGCGTATTTCCACAGTCGCGCCGTCGAAGTACGCCTCGACGGTCGCTGGCCATGTGGTCGCTATCTGGGCGATTACTGTTCCGTTGACGCGGGCTTGTGCCAAGGTCGCAGTTACGGTCAGATCCAGATGGCTCGACCCGTAGAAGCAACGAACCATTGTCACGCCAGCGTTTCCAGATGGTACGACCATGCTGATTTGCACCGGTGTTGATGCTGGTTTAGCGGTTGATGGATCATAGGTTGCCAAAATGTCAGACACGGCCTGACCGAAATCAGTCGTATACCAAAGCGGTGCGTTATCCTCAACCGAAGACCGGCGACAAGTCCTAACCTGACCAACATGCGCCCACGCCGATGACTGCATGGGAACATCAAGGACCGCGCCGAACTCCCGGCTAGGAGTGGTGTAGAACCCCGAACGGCGCAATGCCAGATCCTGCATGTATACGGCCGACAATCCGATACGCCGGTACGGTTCCGAAGGATCAATAGGTGGCATGACAGCGCTGATAGCTGAGTGATTCATCGAGACCGACATGTCGTCAATCCGGTCAATGATCTTCGAGGTGATACCACCGCCGATATCTCCTGATGTCGTGTCGATGACCCCGACGAACTGCGACCACTCGGTCACGCCATCACCGGCGAAGATCTGCACCCGGTCGCCGGTTTCAGGAATCCAGCCCGAACCAGTGTTCCAAGGATTCAGCTTCCCCGCTTCGGTGGCATCCTCACTGTCCGCCCATGACACTGAACCGGTAGCTTGAGTGATCCCAGAGCCACCCGCAACACTGTTAGGGAGGTCGCCGGACAGGTCACGCGAAACACTCCACGACAACACCGGACGCTCAACACCATTCACCAGAACGCGGGAACGGTAGTTCATCACATCATCAGAGGTGATTAGTCGGCGGTACGATGGCGAGTTATTCGGCGTGCCTGACCACTCGTGAGTGTACGAAGCATTCGCAGGAGTAGACCCGTCAAAATAGGTTGTTTCCCTGTTCCGCGTGATCTGCATCTTGCGGAAGTAAAACCCCTGACCAACCGGAATGCTGACCTGCTGTGGTCGAATGCGGAAGTCAAAGTAAGACCCGACCGGGTTAGCTGTGATGGTACTGACCGCATAATGACGCACCCAGCCATCCGCAGGAGTCTGCGGCGTAATGCTGGCCACCGTGTCTTCATTGCCACCCGCATAAAAGCTCACTGTCAACTGAACATTCATTGGCGCGGTAACCCGAACATCGGCGGACCAGTAGATCTTGTCCCCTATCTGGAATCCTTCAACGTCGGAGTAGTACCGCTTGTCGATGACCATCTCAAGAACGTTTGCCGTAGTGGCTACCGCCTTGACTGAAGTGACTCCGTCAATAGTTCCCAATGACAGCGCGCCCGTAGAACGGTACAAAGAAGGGTTAGTTGATCGGGGGTCGGGAACACGGTTGGTAATATCGATCGCTCCCTGATTCAAAACACCAGCTTGCAACTACCCCACCTCCGTCACAGTGAAACTGACATTCGAATAAGTGCTGCCAACAACCGCCAAAACCTGATCCCGCGAGAAAGCAGACACAACAGCTTTCTTGCACCCCTGCCCATCGGCCCATGGTTGAAGCCCGTTGCTCCACGTAACGGCTGGACGTGCGGCTCGCATGCCCGCAGGACCTACGATGAGCAAACGGCATGCTGCGGCACCTGCCGGCGGCGTTCCAATGACATGAATCCGGGCCATCGTTGATGTGGCCGTGTTAGACGATGCGACAAACGAAGACAGGTAGTTGCCATTCATGTCGTACCAGTTCAGGCGCACACGAGCCCCAGCACCTTGAACCCACGCGGAACCGGTAACCGGTTGCCCAGGCAGAACGGGAATGAGTTCGGTTGAGTTGCCGAAATACATGCCATTAGGGTCTGCTGTTGGCGTGGTCAATGATGCGCCAGCCCAGCCGTCCGCACCCAGATTCACCGGGCCACCCGGCTTGGCTGTCGCAAAAGTCGTTTCAGCGCAAGACGAGGCTTGAGGGGTGAGTAAATTCGTATGAGGAGCATCAACAGGAACAAAAATGAACGGCCCAATACCCCACTCGCCATTAGCAAAAGCAGAAAGCGCGGAGTGCTCGGATGGGCTGGTTGCAGAACTCAGTTCCAGGTTCCAAGTTCGCCTGCCAACTGGTCGCGCTTGGCCCTTGATCTTCCCTTCAAGGGTTGGCTCGAAGACGTACCGTGAAGCTGGTTCAACGCTCTGCGACGACGGGCATTTGATACCGACGATGCGCCCCAACGTTCCGAGATAAATCATGAGACTCCTAAAATAAGAAGTGGCCCACCGTTTCCAGTGAGCCACTTCCATAATGTTTTATCGGCGCTTGCCGTACTGCTGTTCAGCGTTGACCATAGCCCCGTAGAACTTGCGTCCATCAATCTGGACCATTGGTTGCCAGCCGGACATGCCGGCACGAACAGCCTGAGCAATAGCCTCCGGTGAGACAGCACCACTAGCGCCCTGAGCGTTCGCATAGCGTGACACTTCAGGCGACGGTGGAACCATTAGAGCCGGTGGGGTCATAAGCTTTTCGGCAGCCAACGACACGTCGTCAACCTTGGAGAGAATGCCCAACTCGGCACCCTCACCAACATGTACGCCAGCAGCTTTCATAACCCGAGACGGCGACTTGATACCCAAGGACCGCTTGAATGCTTTCTCCGCGTTCTTGCCCAGCTTGTAGAACGCGTCCTCAACATCCTCAGTCTTGCCCTCCAAGCCACGCACAAGCCCCTCAGCGGCGTCGATACCACCACGCTCCATCGAACGGGTAACCTCAACACCAGCCTTGCCAGACCAGTAATCCATCGACTTGTACGCCTGGTTGAGCTGGTCGCGTTCCTTGCCAGTAGCACCTAGCAGGGCGTTACCAACTTGCGTGCCCTCAGTGGTGCCAAGATCAGCGATTTCTTGAATGATCGCCTCGTTGTAGCCCTTTTTACGGAGCTTCGAAAGCATCACGCCGAACCGCTTGATCTGTGCCGCCTTGCCCTGTGCCGACTTGACGAACGATCCAGCCGACAATGGGCCCTTCTGATCGCCCGAAAGCAGATTAGAAAGAACCCCACCCAGCGAATACTCACCACGAAGACCAGACGCAACCGACTTACTGACTTCTAGCAGTCGATCACGTGCCTCAGTAGCTTTTTCCAGCTTGGTTTTCAGCGACTCAGAACGCTTCTCCAAGCTGAGCAACTGCGACTCCATGCCATAAGCAGTAGACCGCAAAGAAGACCGCTTACCCTTGGACAAGTCCTTGTTGCTCGACTGCTCAAACAACCGGTCAACAACCGACATGCCCGAACCCGAAGTGAACGAATCAGTAATCTCGCCACGCTTCAAATCACGACGCAAATCAAACCGTGCCTCAGACAAACGAGTCTGACGCTCAGCCTCAGCCTTGCGTGCTTCATCAGCTTTTTTCTTAGCTTCCGTAGCCGCTTTCTTAGCCGCCGCACTAGACTTCTTAGACGCTGTAGCCTCAGCCTTTAGTTGCTTAAGTTCGTACTTAGCGTCGTACAAGTCAGCCTTGAGAGCCGCCTTACGAGCCTTGTTCTTCTTGTCTCCCGGCATAAGCGAGAACTGCCGTTGAAGCCTGTCCACCTCAGCTTGCTTACGACCGACAGCACCGCCAGTTGCGAATGCGGGCGCTTGGCCGTTACGGGCTAATGCACGCAATCGTTCAACACTTCCATGACCGCCAAGCCCACGCACCTCACGCGCACTAAGCACATGCTCATTCGTAGACAACCACGCAGGGATAGAATCTGAAGTCTCGGTACCAGGGCCGAAAACAGAACCACCAGAAGCGCGAGTAACACCGCCACGTCCACCACGACCAGTAGACTCGTAAGTTTCCTTAGTCGTAACGACACGGGTGTGAATCGTTGAATAACGATCCCGAGCAGCTGAATTCAAAGCACTCTCAGCGCCACCGGTAGCAGCCGTGGCAGTGATCGTTACGTCTTTACCCTTGATGCCGTTGATCTTGCCCTGCGTCGAATACACAGTGCCGTCATCGCCAACATAAACAGGAACATCCTTGCCGTTGATGTTCGCAATACCAGCCTGCACATTCTGCACAGTGCCGTCATCAGTAACGAAAACATACTCAGTCTTACCCGTAATCTCATTGATACGAGACTGAACCTGACCAACAGTGCCATCCTCAGAAACAGCAACCGAAACCTTCGTATAACCAGGAATCAACTCAATAGCATTAGCCGTAGCCTCAGCCATCGCCTTGGCACTGTCATCCATCCAAGTATCAATATCGACACCCGGTGGAACACCCATGATCTGACGCGCCAATTCATCAGCCTTGCCACCAGTAATACCAAACTGACCCGCCGCAGTAATCAACGAATCATAAGTACCCTGCATCGAAGCCTGAAGCTCCTTCTCAGAAGCACCAGACTGCGCCAAAGACTCCGTATACGCCTGACCAGAAGCCGCCAAACCATCCAACGCCGCCTGATTATTGCGACCCTTCTCAGTCGTAATATCAAGCGTCTTACCGTTCTCAGCAATAGACGACGTAACAGCATCAATCGACGCCTCAAAATCAGCCTCAGCCGACCGAACATCACGAGTCAAAACACCAAGCTCAAACAGTGACGCAATAATGTCATCGAGAGAAAGCGCTACTTCTTCAGCGGTACCGCCCACGCCTTCAAGCGCACCATCAAGCTCACCAGTACCACCAGCAGCGTTCTTCGCCTCAGCGTCAGCCCTCTGCAAAGCATCGGAATAAGCAGGGAAAAGATACGCGGCTTCTTCAGCAGACACACCGGAGTCGCGTAGCTTTTGCTGGATCATCTCAAAGGCAGAAGCAGCGCCATCCGCGTTACCCGAATTGAGCATGTTAGCCAGCTCAGTATCCAGTGTGCCAAACGCTTCCTCAGCAATCTGAGTAGTTCCCTTGATGCCCGTCAAAGAGTTGACAGTTCGCTGTCCCCAGTTATCGAACTTAGTCCCTGGATCATCAGCAAACAACTTCTGAATAGCAGCATCCATAGCACCGATACCGTCAGTGCCATCCATGAGGTTACTGCCGTCAATCTTCTGGAACGCAGTATTTAGCGCGTCAACGCCTGCACCTTTATTGACCATGTCGGACAAACCATTGGCTGCACGCCCTGTGCCCTGAGCAATATCATCAAGATAAGTTGCTTCGGCAATCTTCGCCAGCCCAGTGCCAACCGCCAGGATTCCACCAGCAACAGCACCACCACGGGCGAGACTGCCCATGGCCTTGCCGACCTTACCAATGCCCGCTGCACCCTTAGATCCAGCCGGGAAAAGGTCGTTCATCGCGTCGCGAGTATCACGGATCTTCGGTAGAACGTTGATAACCCCACCAGCAAGAAGCGCAGCACCGCCAGCAACGCCGGCAAACATGGTACCCATGCCAAGAACTGGCGCGGGGATCTTGCCGATAACATCAACGACCGCTTCAGCGCCCTGAACTAGGCCACGCAAAGCATCATTAGCAGCGCCGCCTGACTGAATGAAAACAGTGTCGAATGCTCCACCAAGCTTTTCGAGGTCGCCAGCCAGGTTGTTTTGGAGAAGCGCCGCAGTTTCAGACGCATAGCCGGCATCATTGACCTGATCAATCCAGCCCTGAATACCCTTCGCGCCCTGTTCATAGAGAACATTGGATGCACGGACAGCGTCAGAGCCGAACATTACCGACATGGCAGCGTTACGTGCCTCAGGTGATAGGTCAGCCATTTGTGTTTGCAACTGACCGGCGAAGTCAGTCAGACCAACAAAGTTACCCTGAGCGTCATAAGCAGAGATGCCCAGTTCGTCAAACTTCTTTTGCGCTTCTTTCGACTGTGGGGTCAAGCGTTGGAGCATGGTCTTGAAGCTAGTGCCAGCATCAGAACCAGTAAGGCCAGCAGACGCGAACGCCGCCAACCCGCCCGTGGTTTCCTCAATGGATAGGCCGGTAGCCGACGCGACAAGACCCGACTGATTCAACGCCTCGCCAAGATCATGAACAGAACCCTGCGCCTTACCAGCACCAGCAGCCAACAAGTCCGCCAAGTGCGGAATCTGATCACCAGACAACTTGAACTGAGTCATCGCCGAAGCCGCAATCTCAGCAGACTCACCAACACTCAACTGACCAGCCGCAGCCAAATCCAACGCACCAGTCAGACCGCCACCGATAACGTCACGAGTGGACACACCAGCCTTAGCCAGCTCCTCAATGCCTGCCGCAGCCTCCTGCGCACTAAAAGCAGTATCAGCGCCAGCATCAATCGCAGCCTGACGAAGCAAACCCATATTCGCTTCAGTCTCATGCGTAGCCGCCTGAACCCCAGACATCGCCTTATCAAAGTCTGCGAACTTCTTTACAGCTAGTACAGCACCGCCACCAACGACGGCACCGAAGCCCATCATGCCCTTGCTGACAGTATCTAGCGACTGCTCATGTTGCTGTGACCACTTATCGAACTCACGAGCCGAATCCTGCGTAGCTTTCTGCGCAGTCTTCAGGCCATTAACAAGACCCGTGACCTTGGCATCAATTTCAAGCTTTACCGTACGAGCCATAAAGGGGATCTCCTTAAATGAAGAAACCCCCGATATGATCAGGGGTATGGGAAAATTTCTTAGCAAACGCGGCCATAACGCACGCGTCACAGGACTAGCAATGCTCGTGTTCGGAACAGCAATCGCACTAGCAGCCGGCTACGGACAAGCGTCAGGACTATCTAGCTTCTGCGTGTTTATAGCCTTCGCAGGATTCATCACATTCATCGTCGGCGTAGGCATTGGCAGAGAAACGCCAAAGGAGTCCCCTACCGACGCACCAGCCGAGTAATCAGCATCAAAGCGCGATTATATTTACGCTTATCCCACTGGCCATCGTTCTCCATGTAACGCATCTGCGCCGTCAACTTATGGCAACGAGTAGGCGGATCAACCTTGTAAAACATCTCGTTATCCGGGTCAGTGCACTCGCTAATCGGACCACCACACATAGGACAAACCATCGTGTCCTCATACAGCTTCAACGCCAGCATCTTGTCCTGATCCTCTTCAGACCAGGACAAGAAACCAGAGTGCGACAACCCGAGAGAACGAGCTACTTCGAGTTCTTTGCGGAATCCTGCATCAGCTTGAATCCGCTCTGCGAAAAAGGGACCTGCGGGCGACCCCCGTTAGCCGAAGCCACAGCAGTCTGAACTTCCTGCCACTGACCATCAGACAGATCGTCAACGATCCCAGCCCAATCCTCAGTAGTGAATTCAACTGGTTCGCCATGCTGTTCAACACCGGCGATAGTTCCCTCAGTCAGCATCGCTTTGGCAACAACCTCATTGACGTTATAGCCAAGTGACTCATCGACGTTATTACCGTCGCGTGGCGGGTTAGCTTCCTTGATTCCCGCCCACGTCGCACGAGGCAAAGCACGCAAAGTAAACACCAGCGTACTTTCTTCCTGCGCCTTGTACAGTTCAGCCGACCGGATCTCCAACTTCTTCACCGGGTCATTGTTTAGGCGACGGTCAGAAATCGCGTTACGGCGAGCATCTTCCAGCTTGGCCTGAACCGCCTCATACTCAGATACCAGTGAACCGTCCAAGCAAATCTCAACACGACGCTCAGCACGCTTCACTTCAAACTTCTTCTCAGCCACAATAATGCTCCTTCAAAATCTCTACGACAGGCGACAGGGTGAACCGTTCCCCCACGCACCCTGCCAAGGCGTGAGGGAACGGAAGTGAACTAGGCTACGAGCGCCACATCAATAGCAGGATCGCCAGTAACGAACAGCTTCTGAGTGATACGAGTGACCGAGTTAGCCTCGCCCGGAACCTCAGCCTGAAAACCAGCCTCAACCGGGTAAGCGCGAACAATATCCGCAGCAGCGAAAGCATCCTCATAAGCCTTGTTGCGGCGAGTCACCAAGTAGCCAACAGTGCCCTCAGCGAGAGTCTCAGTGGCAAGGTTCGACGACGCATGAGCAACACTGTTCGTGTTGTCAATGTAGGTAGTCTGGATCGCATGAGTCTTGCGTCCACGCTTTTCGAAAGTAGAACGCGAGCACATACGTTCATCGGTGATCGTCTGCTCATCCACGGTGATCTGAAGGCCATCACCAGTGAAGTAGCAAGACAAGTCATCACCAGCAGTGACAGCCGCAGCCGAAATAGCATTCAGATCAGCGAGAGTAGCAACGAAGACGGCCTTGTAATTGCCGTCATACGGAGTAGATGGGATTTCAGCCAATTTACTTCACTTCCTTTTCAGGTTTGACCGGCACACTCTTCACGGTGGACGGCAATGGGTTGTGCTTAGCCGCACGCGGATACGGCGACAGCGGGTATTCCTTCTTGTTGACAGGTGTCAGGCGATCACCGATCTTTGGGTTTGACTCCAAAGCATCAAATTCATCGCCAGTCACCTTGTCTTTCACACGCACATACATGCGGACTCCTTCAGGTTTTGGGCATAGAAAAAGGAGCCATACGCGAACGCATGACTCCTTATTGGAAATATTTAGTTAGTGCATGACTTGCCACTCAGTGACAACAAAGAACGGTGACTGACCAGACGCAAGCTTCACGTCCAAGTCCTCATCGATAGGAACACCCGTAGGCAGTTCCTCGACCCGTTGAAGGTTGATCCTGGCACCCTCAAGCACCTTACGAACCTGCGCATCAACAATCGCAACCGAAGCATGGGACAAGCCCACAATAGTGAGACGCCAACGCGTCACCTCAGCGTGCACAGTACGATTCAACGAACGCTCAGACACGCGAGGCGTAAACGAACGCACCAGAACATAAGGGAACTTCAACACCGGCTTAGGCGGCAGGTCACCCTCATTCGGGACACGCTCAGGATAAACCGCAGCACCACTAGGCAAACCAGCCAACAAGCCAAGGAAATCAGACTGATTACTCAAGCTGACCACCCCACTTATCAACAAGCTTGCCCAGTTCACGCTCAAGATTCGGAGCCTCACGAGCAAGAGGGCCATCAAAATCGCCGTAACCGCCACCACGACTACCGCCGAAGTAATACAAGTTACCAAGAGCGCCACCACGTCTTGATTTGTCGGGGCCAATTTCATATTTTGCATGACCGATTCCATACATCGAGTCATACGAAATCGCACCCTTTAGGCCACGCCACGAAGAACCCGACGGAACACCATCAACCAGGTCATCCTTGATGTTCTGCGCGCCCTTCTTCAAGACAGCATCAACATCAGGAAGAGCCTTAGACGCGATCTTGCCTAAATCAGCAGCAAAAGCACGAAGCTCATCAGCGCCACTCACCCGGTCACCAACTCTACTTCCCAGCGGTTGGCTGTACGGATAGAACCGCGTGGGAGCTCAGTCAACCTAAATTGCAAGCCAACCAACGACGAATCCAAAGCCGAAGCAGTAATCGTCACGCGATCATCCAACCGAAGCTTCACACCCATTGGGAAGTGAACCGCCAACTGCTCAAGCGTGAAACGATGGCCACCAGCAACAGGCTCGGCAGCAACAGCAGTACGAGACTGCACCTTGCAACGACCCGAGTAAACTTGCAACCACTCATCTGTGACCACACCAGTAACCGGATCAGTGACCTGCACACCCGTCGACCGCTCAACCTCACACGAATCAATCATCAACGATTCAGCAGCCGCCTGAAACTCGGGCAACGCACCAAGAACGTCATCAGCAAGACTCACGCTGCACCACCCTCGAAAATGGGTTTGCCAGCGATATCAGCCCCACACGAACAATAAGTGGCACCAAAAGCCAATGAACACCAAGGCGCATGAATCGACCCGACAAGACCAAGCATGTCCACCGAATACGCGCCCTGGTTGACCTCGACAAGCCCGAGAAGATCCCACCACGCATCAGTGATAGTAACCAGCCCATTACCCGATTTATAGGTCTTAGACGAAGAACCGTCATCAACCGAAATCGTAACCTGTGTTGCATCGTCAGGCCGCCGCACATGAGCAACCACAGCCTCACGCACAACAAAGTCAACCTTGATCTGGTCAGGGTAAGGAGCGTCCAGCTCAGCAACCTTGGATTCAATGAGCATCAAAGCATCATCAATCCACATCTGCCACTGTTGTTCCTGGATACTGCCCGGTTCGGGGGCGGCTTTACCCAGTGCCACAGCGATCTTCGCCGGAGTTACCGATGTTGGCATAACCGCCCCCTCAACTATTCGTCAGACTCGTTCTTGCGTGGACGACCGCCACGCTTCGCGGGTTCCTTTGGTTCCTCAGCTGCCTTGTCCGCATCGACCCAGCCACTACCCAAACGAGCAGCAACCTTGTCAGACACAGTCACGACAGCGCCGGTCACCGTGCTACGCAGGCGAGGCATTAGGCAACCTTGTCCACGATCAGCGAGAAGTTGCTGTCCAGCTCGGCGATGCCCCAGCCGTAGACAACCTCAGCGCGGAACGCAATCTGGTTGTTGCGCTTCAGGTCGCCGTTGCCGTCCGGGTCACCGAACTCGATCAGTTCCAGACCGATAGCCTTCTGGACACCCCAGCGGACGGCAGTGAAGTCACCGACGACAGCCAGCAGGTCAGAGTCAACGGCGGCGACACCAGCAGCGCCGACAGTCTTCGAAGTTGCCGCACGCAGCGACTCGAAAACAGAGGTCTCATTCGAGAAGGTGAAGTCAGGGTAGAGCTTCTGACCGGTGGTCGGGATGCGCTGACCCGAGATCTTGGCAGCGAACAGGGGATCCATGGCGATGCCGTTAGGCACACCGTTCGCGGCCAACACAGCCGCAACAGCAGCGTCAGTCGACACGTACGGCGCATCAGTTGCGGCGTACTCAACCTGGGAAGTCGCGGAAACGAGCTTCTGAGTCATGGCCGGCACGACTGCACCGGTCTTCGGGTTGATGCCGTGAATAACGCCGTAGTCCAGGGCGCGGGAAAGCGCTGGCTGGATCTGATCGAGAATCTGCTGGATAACGCCCAGCTGGTGGTCCTCGTCCGCCCACTTCACTTCTTCAGTGAAACGGATGGTCTTCTGGAACTTGTGCGGTTCCACGGTCTGAGTGGACTGGGTGATGTCGTTCGAGGACTTGTTCTGGCCCTCACCGACGTACTCGGCTTCACCCGAGTCGAAGATGAACGCTTCACCCGGACCGAACTTCATCGGGATGGCGCCAGAAAGCTGAGAAATGGTGGATCCCTTGTGGATGTTGTTCACCCAAGGATCGAGTAGCTGCTTGGGGATGGTTAGCGAACCAGTAGTAAGAGCGGCCACAATGGCCTCCTATTCCTTGTTGAAAAGCTTCTTAGTGAAGTCGCGAAGGTCGGTTTTGTCATCGCCGGTCTGTGCCGGCGGTGTACCTTCCTTAGGTGCGACGTTGCCGTGCTTCTTCTGCTCGGCTGCTCGTCCAGCGAGGCGTTCAGCCTGCGCCTTGAGCGTTGCTTCATCGGTTCCGGTGAGGAAAAGGTCAGCGTCTGAAGGTTCGCCGTTGTCGCCCTTCTTCGTGCTGATTCCGTGCGCCGCTGCGACAGTGGCGCGCAATGCGTCCTGTTCGGCTTTCTGCGCACGAGTCTCTAGGCCTGCGAGACGTTCTTCCAACGAGGCGGATTCCCCAGCCTTCGTCTTCAATGCGTCGTAATCGCCGAACTTGTTCTTTGCCTGCTGCGCGAGTCGATCCTGCACGATGCGGTCAACATCTGCCTGAGTGAACGTCTTGCCCGTAGGCTGTTCTCCCGGCTTCTGATCACCAGCATTGTTCGAGTCCGTGCTGGCAGGGTTTGGATTCTGGTTTTCACTCATCGGATTTCCCCGTTTCTGTCCCGTCGGACGTTGATTGACCGGTCTTGAAGCGCGACCGTAGCGCTAATCCCCACAGGATTACCCGTGGAAGTCTTCATAGTTTGCGTTCAAGTACTCGCGAACCTGTGCGCGATGTTCAGCAGACCGATTACGGCGGCTCGCCACATACTGCATGACGCTGGCTTCTTCACCATCAGGCCCATTCAGGAACACTGGGACCGCTGTGCACTTGCAATGCGGATGCGCCGCAAACCTGACCGTGCTCTCCTTATAAACAGCGCCACGATCAGCGAGCATCACACACAACTTGCACCCACCATTGGTGTTGCGTTGCCAACCGATGCACTTGTCATCCTGCGCACGGTTATAGAGAATCGTGTCTCGATAAGGCTTAGCAGTCTCAAAGTCGACAACTTCAGCCAAGCGACTCTGAGTCCCTGGCAGGTCATCGACCTTCAATGGGTCAGCAGCCCAAGCGACACCGCGACGAATCTTCTCTACACGGTCTGCGACAATCGGAACAGCCGTATAAGTCCCTGGTTCCTCCCACCGGTCACGCTCATCCTCGTAGAAGTCCGCCGCCAAAGCAGAGGAACCATCCGAGTAATAGCTGATCAATGACGGAACGGAATATAGGAGCCGGGAACGTTTCTCTTCGAAAGTTCCCTCAACGTCACCAGCAATAGCCTGAGCGTTAGCAACAGCGGCACCAGTCAACAAGACCAGCGCCGCCTTAGACTCATCAGCCGTTACCATCAGCAGTCACCTGCGGAGTAATCGCCCGAATAACATCACGACCAGCCGCACGACGCTTCTCAGCCATCGCACGCCTAATCTGTTGCTCATCCAAGCCTAGAAGCTCAAGGCCAACCTCAGTATCAGCCAACCAAGGCACAACACTAAGTTGCTTAGACCCGGCATCAGCAGCAGCAGACTTCGACAAATACACAGGCGAACGCCACTTGGTTTCGATAGACAACCAAGAATCAGGCACCAACTCAAGACCGTTCTGGATAGCCAGCGCACGATTCACAGTACGACGGATCGACACCGACCAATCATCCATCGCGCCCTCAGCCTCAGCCATCAGATTCTCACGAGAAGCCGAATATGAACCCTCACTGGTCGGGTTAGCCATGTCAGTCAACGCGAAATCAGAATCAGGAAGATCAGTCTCACGAGCCATCAACTTCGCCAACGCATTCAACTGCGCCAAATGCGAATCAGGCGACTGCGCATCAAACTGCTTCACGTCAGCACGCTCGTTGCCGGCAGTAGCTTCCTCATCATCAGGAATACCGAACACACGACCCAACGCCAACTGCCAAGAAGCCTTCTGAGACCCATCAGCATTCTTGAAAATCGAATCGTCGCCGCCTAGGAGGATAAGTTTTGGAATCGTATAGACGTCCATGTGCGCTTCAAGACGCACCAAAGCACGCAACGCCGAATCCTGATGAGACATCACCGGACGACTAATACGCGAACGACCCATACGACGCGAACCACGAGGCCGATAAATCAACGGATCCACCGGAACACCATAAGTATGATTCGAACGCTCAACAACCCATTTGCCGTCGATCTTGTCAGCGTTGATCGTCAGGTTAAACAGATACAGAACAAAGCCCGTAATCTGGTGATCCTCACGCGCCGTCACAGACAGTAGATTGTCCAGCTTTCGAGTACGTGCGTTCCACTCACCAAAAGCATTCAACGCATCCTTGGAATGAACCAACGCAGCAGGCTCACCAACCGAAGTGTCGCCCCTGGTAGTAATCAGGTACGACACGCCATGAATCAAAGAATCAGTCTGAGCCTGCGAAATTTCCGAGAGCAAGAAATTAGTATCAACCAATTCCCGCATACCCAAAGACCCAATATCGCCGTCAGGCCAGATCATCTGCTCCAAATTGCAGCGACGACCAAGACCATCGACACCCTTCGCAGCCCACCCAAGCGCCAAACCAATATTCGCGTACTGAGGCGGGATAACAGTGCCCACCATCTTCGCCACACGCTTACCGTCGTAATACGACGACCGCAAAAGGTTGCGCCCAGACTTACCCGCCAACGCCTCAGCCAAACGATTCAAAACATCATTCTCAGCATCAGACAGGCCAGGGACAGTCATCTTTTCGAACGTCAAAGCACCACAGCCTTTCTTCCACCAGAACGCCGCTGAGGGCGATTCACGTTATCGTTTTGAGCACCCCAAAGGGCAAGAGTCTGAGAAACAATCGGGGTAATATCCGACGCGGCATCCTTACGGTTCCACGCCCAACCACCAGCCAAAGGACGCTTAGTAGCAACCGACAAAGCAACATTCACCTGAGGCTGATCAACATGGAACACCGAACCATCAATGATCCCGTCGTAATACTTCGCGCACGCAATAGACATATGCCGCCCCTCAGCCGCAGCCAAAGTCACGACAATCTCCGTACCGATCAGATAATGCTTACCCTTGCGCTCTTCAACAAGGCCACACATCTCATCAGCAACCACCGCATGCAAACGGTTCTTCTCAGCACGCGACTGCACCCAAGGAATCACCCAATCAACACCCTTGCGCGTATCATCAAGCTCCACATGCCACCGACCATCCGCACGTTGCCCAGACAACGACACAGACGCATTAGAACGGCTAGGAGGCACATCAAGAGCAAGCGTCAACCGCTCAACCGGCATCGAAGAAGGATCAGCAGCCCGACCCCACGAAACCTCATCAATTACACGAGACGAATCCTCGGCATCCCAGATGCCCAACGCCTCGCGCTTGAAAGAATCATCATCAGTCAAGTTCTCCCGCATACGCAGAATCGACTCAACCGGCGTGCGATGAGGATACGACGGATTAGCCTTAGCCACCTGCTCCAAATCGTCAGGATCAGCATCATCATCAGCCGACAGCTCAACGTAGACCGCATCTTTGGTCTTGCCTGAAATAGCCTTAGCGCGACGATTCGAAAACTCTTCGCCGGGATCAGTGGGGCGCGGTGGAGTACCCATAAAGAACAACAGCGCCCCAGCCTCATGCTGTGACGCGTTCGCAGCCGGCACCATATCCTCAAGCGCTTTCTCGGTGAGAATCTGCGCCTCGTCGAACACTTCGATATCAACCTGATCGAAGCCACGACCGAAGCCCTGTTCGCGAGCACCAAACATAATGATCGAGCCGTTGCGAAAACGGATTTCCTGCTCACCATTGGAAGTACGAATAGCGAGGATGTGTGGCCAAATCTTCTTCTTGCGCACCATCGCCTGTAGCGAAGTGAAGGTCATTGAAGCGGTGCGGGTGCGGTGAGCAGTCCACAACACCTTGAAACGCGGATTCAGAACACATAGGGCAATAACGATCATGCCAACAAGGAACGTCTTACCAACCTGGCGAGGGATCGACAGCGTAACACCGCCAACGGTCGCCGCATACTTGCCATTCTTCCGCTTGCCCAACGCAACCATGCCGATGCCATGCTGCCAAGAATCAAACTCAACGCCCATCTCGGCGCACTTCGCAACCACGCGAGGCCAAGTCGTAGTGACAATACCCTTAGGCACTACCAGCTCTCGGGCAACATCGGAAAGCTTAGGAGCGTCAGACCGCTGTCGCGTCGAACTCCCCGTCGGTGACTTCTTCACTAGACCCCTCTTCCAAGGCCCGTGCGTCTATCGCCTCAATCTCGCGCACAGTTTCCATAAGGCGCTTAGTCAAAGCCGCCAAATCACGCGCCGGAGTTTCCGTGTTTTCTACAGCCAGAGCGATTCGGTCACGAGTAGCAACAAGCAGGTCACGAGCCGTTCCCCTCTTCGCCGCCTCGGATACCGTGAGCGACTTTTCAGGCTTCTCGCCAGCGCTCACAGCCCGTAAATTCGGGTGTTTTGTCATGCGGAAACCTCCAAATCCTCAATTGCCGTGGTGGAAAAAATGCCGGGGAGAGATATCGCCTAACCCCGGAGGACTTGCTGAGCGGGTCCGAGGGGGCCCTCCCCGTGGGGTTAATTCCATCCGCGGACGAACTAACCTCGGTTCGGGGTCGCTACTCCAACGCTCCCGACCGGCGGATGATCGGCGCGAATGCTCGCGCTCGCTTCTTCGAGTTGCATTCACGGTGAGCGGCGGCTGCATTGCTGAGCGTGTCAGTGCCGCCTAGCTTGAGTGGCTTTACGTGGTCAACGACGAATGCACCTGGATCAAGGTGATGCAACGTGTAGTCGATCGGCTTACCGCATATGTGACAGTTCGCTTTAGTCTTGGCGATGACTTTGCGGAAGCGTTGCGCGTTGTTCTTGTTGCGATCTGTTGCCATCGCTGTTCACCGCCTTAGCGCATAAGTAAAGCCCATCACCTGTGTTGGTGATGGGCTTCGTGGTGTTTCTATCGCGGGTCTTGGTCTGGGCAGTCGTGGCGATCCATCTGTGATTCGAGGATTGATTTGTCGCGGTGAGTGTTGCCTGCTCCACATCGGTGGCAGGTCCATCTGTAGATGCCTGGTTCGATGAGGGTGATGGAGTGTGAGTCGTGTTTCATACCCTGAGTGTATCGAGTCATTGCTACCCGCGTTGGTTGTCCGGTTCCAACGCGGGCGGCGTTGAGGCGGTCCAGTAGCCGTCTCGCTACCCCAACTATGGGCTGTGTAAGTTGTGCGGGCAGGTTGGCCTTGGGTTGTTGGAAGACTAAGCGTGGCTTACTCGCAACCTTCTTGGGCGCCTTCACTCATTGGAGTGTTAACCCGTCGCGGAAGATGCAGGGATCGAACCTGCTGACCCTTTCGGGTGTACCTCTTTAGCAAAGAGGCTGCTAACCATTCGCTTATCTTCCCTGTTACGGACGTTACTGCTGTGTATGGCTGACCGCGCTTAGGGGTTTCCGTAACTCCGCGGAATGCACAGGAGTCGAACCCGCTACCGTTTCACCGGCCACTGTTTTCAAGACAGCTTCCCACCGTTGGGGTACATTCCATGCAGAGCTGTAACGGGCTCTTCCCGGCTTTGTATGACCATCGGTGTGCTCCGGTTGATCCAACATGCTTTCGCATGGTGCCCCGATTGCTCGGTGTCGTTCCGGCTTGAGGATTCGAACCTCAATCTTCCCGCGTCTTGGCGGGTGTTCTACCGTTGAACTAGGCCGGATGCCCACGCTTCCACGGAAGGTCTGGGCTTTAGGTGTCGGGTTGTTCAGGGCGGTTCTCCCGACGGCCGCCACTTGCCCATGTGCAGGGCATAAAAAATAGCCCCAACCATAAGGTTGAAGCTTCTCACTTTGGATATGGTTATCCGCAGCTGGTAATAGATTAACAGGTGTGTGCGGTGAGTGCAACTAGAACCCATTTGATTTCGCTTGTGCCTGTCCAGTTTGTTTCACAGGCTTTGCATTCAACCGTCCATTCTTGGTGTGGTTTGAGGTTTTCATTGTCAGCCCAGCAGTCTACGTAGAGCGCGGTGAGTCTGTCCTCGCTGTAGGTTGATTGTCCGCAGGATGGGCAGGTTACGCCGTCGAGTCTGCGTAGTTTCTTGGGGCGCAGGTAGGTTTCGATCTGATCTTTAGCCCAGTTCAGTGTTGCTTCGAGTGTTGTTTCCCAGTCCGGTTCGTGTGCGTCCTGGCTTATTTTGGTGATGCATGTTTCGAGGGTGGGCGCAGCATCTTGGTATCGGTTGGTGTAGGCGATGCGGACTTCGTCGGTGATGTTGTTGAGTAGGTCTAGTGCGGATGCGTCCACGAGGATGCGTGCCTTGGAACTGCTGCCACCGCTTCCGGTGTCCGATGACCCACTAACTGCTTCCCTGAGTTCGGCGATGAGTCCAGGTACTTTGCCGATGCGTTCACCGATCATGGTTAGGTGCGGTTCGCATAGTTCTTGCGCGATAGAACGTAGGGTCACAGCGCTTCTCCTTCGATGGTGTTGCGCCATTCCACGTCTTCGGCTGTTAGTCCGGTGAGGTGCACGTCGCCGTTGCGCTTGTTGCCGTAGACGTTCCCTTGTGTGGTGCGGAGTTCGATTGCGTCTGATTCTTCCCAGTCGTGGGAGCCGATGTCGACGTAGACGTGTGTGTTTGGGTCTAGTTCGCTGAGCATGGCGATGAGTTCGCCTGCTGTGGTGCGCGTCTTGCTCACTGCCCCTCCTGGATGGTGATTGGGGTGTCTAGTTTCTTTGGCGGATAGTCACCAAGTAGTAGCTCGTCGATGTCGTAGCTAACTTTTGCTCCGGTTGCGCGGATGATCTTGTCTTGGACTTCAGTTCTTCGCATTGCGAATTGGGCCCAGTCGAGAATTTCTGCTTTGTTGAAATTGTGTGGACGCATTGCCCACCAGTCGAGTTTCCGAGACCCGATGGTTAGTTTCTTGCGCAGTTGAAGTTCGTACCATTTCATTGATCGCCTGTAGGTGACGCGCCAGAATAGTTGCTCGGGTAGTTGCGGCAGTCCAGTGTTTGGGTCGATGTTCATGGTTAGTCCTTGGTGTAGTGCTCGTTGAGCATGTGCAGGTGGGCTGGTGTGATGCCTTGGTTGGGGTTCGGAGAGATCGTGAGAATTCCGGCTTCGGATGCCCATAGTTGGGCTTCGTATTCGTCGCGCAGATCGTCGTCTATCCATGCAATGCGGTCGTCTCGCTCACGGTGGATTGCATTGTGTAGGCGTAGGGATCGGTGCTTACCCCATATTCCGTGTGAGTCTTCGGTGTCGAGGTGTGTCCATTTGAGTCCATGCGCGTGAGCTAGCCCAATTTTGATTCCGAACTCGTGGGCATCTTCTTCCCATGTGGTGAGCCAGTGGACTTTGACTTCATGCTTGGAGATCAGGGCTTTTAGTTGCTTGACCATTGTCGGCGAGTAGGTTTCATTGAAGATGGTGTCTTGTTCTACGAGCTGGTAGTCGCTCCATGGTCGCTTTGTTTTGGGGAGCATGTTGAGTGCTCCTACTGCGTTGAGTACGCCGTCGATGTCTAGGAATAGGTGGTTGTTCATTTTTTGGCCTCTCTGCTTGATATGACATGAAAAATGGCTGGGTCTGACTTGCAGGTGACAATCGTGAATGTGCCGCCTCGTCCTTTGCGTGCGTGCCAGATTGCTTGTTTGAGCGCGGTATCACGGTCGGAATAGCGGTTTTTGAGTCCCCCGAGGTGGTTTTTACAGGCGCATAAATTAGTCATCGTCCACTTCCACGTATTCACCGTTTGTGACGGCGCTTAGCATTCCGTCGAAGATGATGCCGGTGGTTGAGTCGGTGGAGGATACGAGTACTGCGTCTTCCATGCGCCCGTCTTTGCCTTGTCTTAGTGAGCCGGCGATGACTACAACGTCAACGATGATCGCGTCATCGTCTGCTTGTTCGAGGTCAATGTGATTTCCGTAGATGTTCATTCGTTTTCCTTTGTGAATGGCTTTACAAGGTTTGCTTCATGCGCGTGCGGAAGTGTGGCGAAGCGGTGGATGATTGCGTGGATTTCCGCGTGCCGGTATTCGTCGCGGTTATCTACGCGTGACCAGCTTGGGTCGAAGGTGCTGTTCCATTCGCCTATTTGGGTTACGTCTGCATCTGCGCGCCACCATTCGGCAGCCAACTCGGCGTCGCTGAATCGCTGGCTCATGGCAGGTCCCAGTTCTGCCCTTGGGTGAGTAGGCGTATTCGTTCCGCGTTAGCCGATTCTCGGGCTCTCTCGGCTTCGTTTTCATTGTCGACGTGTCGGCGCACATCCTGGTCGTCGTCATAACGACCAAAAGAGATGCCTTGTCCGTACCCGCATTTGCAGTGTGTTGCGTAGTTCCCGTCGTATACGGGCCAGTGCCTGGTCATCGTGCTTCGATCCCGTCTCTAATTTCGTTGGTGTCTGCGTCGTAGTGGACTGCGCGTAGGACTCGTTGGGCGTGGGTGCTGTTTTCAAGCGCGGTCATAATGCGCTCGCAGTCGGCCCGGTTGGTGGACTGCATAATCAACTGCGTGCCGAGTAGGAGCGCATAGGTGCCGCCTTCCTGATGGATGCGGTACGGGACAATCTCAACGGGGTTCATAGCTTGTCCCATTCCAACCATGTTCGGAACGATGCCCGGTTGACTTCTTCAAGGGCTTGGTTTGCTTTGCGGGTAAACTCCATGAGGCCACCGGCGCAGTCTTTCCAACCGGCTTTGTAGCCTCGCTTGTATTCCTTGTCGCTGTTCACGCCTTCACCGTTCTTGATGCGTTCTTCGAGTCGTGTGATGACTTCGTTGCGTCGTGTGAGTGTGGTTTCGAGTCCTGCAATGACGACTTGCAGGCGTTCGGTTTCGGATTGGTAGCTCATTTCCGTTCCTTTCGTTTGCGGGCTTGGAGTTTGCGGGTGTGGTTGATTTGTTCGTGGAGCGCTTGCACCCAGAGTTGTTTGATTTGCCGGTCTTCGGTTTCGTTGACCCAGCCTTGTTTGATGCGCTCGCATTTGATCGACCGTCGGATGGCTTTTCGGTACGTGCGGGAAGTGAAAATCATCGGTCATCCTTACCAAGCAATCGAATGTAGGAATCAAGTAGATTTCGTGATTCCACCGCGGCTTGATGTTCCGTGAGATCCGAATTTGGTCGATTCACTGATTCTCGGAAGAGGAATCGCGCTTTTTCGATGCGAGCTTTCTGGATGAGGCGTTGAGCCCCCTCGGACTTGGCTGGGATGATTTCAGTTCGTCCTGACCACGCGTCACGGGCGATGTGTTCTTGATGATCCTTCTTGCGGAACTTGCGCCCGTTGACGATGAACAGTGTTTTGGTTTCGCGCTCGATCTCGTGCTGCCCTTGGATGGTTGTTTCGCCGTACTTGGCGAAGGTGATGAGTACTTGGTCGCCGCGTTTGAGTTCTGGAAGTTTGTTCATGATTACCTTTCGGGTAAAGAAATAGCGCCCGGTGTTTGGGGCGCTGTGCGTTAATTTGCGGGGCGTTCGTGAGCATGAACGTCCACGGGTAGCCTTGCGGGCTGTTCGTGCGCTCAGAATTAAACTGGCAGCCGTTCAATGGTGATTTCAGCGCCGGGAGTATCCAACGCCCAATGCTTATGAGCGATCAGTGAGACTATGCGTGCGTCATCCTTGATGAGTTTCGACGCGGTTAGTGCATCGCCCACTGCGCGAACCAGTTTGTCCAGGTCTGGGGTGCCGGCAGGACGCGAACCAAACCGTGTTTTGACTGGTGCGGGCATGTAGAAGTTCACGATCAACCGCAAGTGTCCGTCCAGTGGTTCATCGAGCGCCCTGATCTTGGCTTCGGCTGTGACCCGGTCACGCCACGGCTTCAACTTCTTGCTGGACTCAACCATGCGCCCCTTGCCATAAGACACCTTCGAACCCTGCGGCGCCGGGACACCAGCAACAAAAAACGAGATCATGCGATCAACTTCCATTCATTCCTTGGTGGTTTCCTTTTGCCGTCGCACCGGGAGCAGACCGCGAATTGCGTGCCCGCCGAGAAGTAGCCTTCAGGGTGGTATGGCTTAGCGTCACGTCCGCAGAAGCCACACGGGCACCCGTACACGTAGTTCTCGGTGCGGTACATCGTGAACGTGACAGCCGGCATTGACTCGATTTCAGTAAGCAACGTCAGTGCGTCCAACTGCCCTTCTAAAACGTTCATTAGAACAGTGCTCCTTTCGGCTTCAGGATTGGCGTAGCGCGTGGAACGTCATGCGTAGTGGGGAACGGCTCGCCACGTTCCTGCCATGCCCTCCAGCGGGCTGTCTGGTCACCGCTTACCGGCATACCAATTTCGGCACGGTATTCGCTTTCGGTCTCGCTGGTGGCTCCCACGCCGTGAATGTAAAAATCCATAAGACTCTGCACGGTTCGCGTAGTTCCTGGCGGTATCGGGTAGCCGGAGAAGAATGGGCGGAGGGTGTCAGAGTCGCGGAATCGGATCGGCGGGTTGCCAAAGAAGATCCCCTCGGCGTTGAGCTCTTCCATGAGTTCTTTCTCGTCGTTGAAGTTCATGACTCACCTCCTTGGGAATGAGTAAAGCCACCGTCTTGTGACGATGGCTGCATGTGTTTGGGTGGGGTTACTTTTATTCCGCGTCGGGTGAGTTCGTTGTAACGATCCTCAGCGCCTTGCCGAACTAAAGCGTCCCAGCGTTCGGGGTCTCGTTTACGGAAACTGACCGGGTTCGGTGCTTTGTTCTTCGGCGGCTCTAATGCGCGTTCGGTTTGTTCACGCCGGTTCAGTTCGGTTGTGATCAGCCTGCGAATGATCGCCGGGTTCACAACCGCCGCACCCTCACCGTTCGCGTTCGAGGTGGCGTAGTGCTGTTTGATAGCCCAACGAACCGCGTTAGCGTCCGTGGCACGCAACCCTTCCCACCAAATATCAATATTCGCGTCGGTCAGTTGCACCCTTGGATCAGCCTGGTTCGCGTAGGTCAACGCCAGTGCTACTTCTTGCTCGTTCACGATTCAATCTCCTTTTGTTCGAATGGGTCGAAGTCGAGTCCGCCCTTGCCTTTGGCTGCAACCCGTTCAATCAGGCTCATTCCAACTTGCATGCGCTGTTCTGCCCCGGCTGTCATGGTTCTTGGGTTTCGTGCCTCATGAAGCACGGATGCCAGCGTGGAAGGGTGAAGGGATTTCCTTGACCATGATTGTGTTGCAGCGAGGACTTCACTGAATGCGTGTCCTTCATCGAGCAGGGTTTTGATTTCTTTGGATAGTTGGCCGATGACCCTGCCCGGTGGTCGCTGTGATTGTGATTCGATCCATTGGGCGATGATTGCCCCGGCGTTCTCTTGGATGATTTCTGGTTCAGGTGTTTTTGGTGCTGGTTCATCGAAGAGTGCTTCGGGGTCGGCTGCGTAGTCGCCAAGTGCTTTAGCACTTGTATCTATGGTCGGGTCGGGTCGGGTCGGGTCGGGGTTACGAACACTTTCCGAACCGTTCGGCGATGTTCGCACGAACATGTCGTCTTTTGCCCCGGATTCTTGCGGTTTTACGCCTTTGCGTTTGGCTCGTAAGTCTCGCATTCGTTCACGACTCGCGGCGCGTTCAGCGTCTACATCTCGCTTACTCGGCTGATACTCGTGCCACTTATAGAAGACATTCGCGTCAGATTCGACCTCCCAAAGCCCCGAATCCAGTAATGCTTGGACGGTCGCGGGGGTCGCTCCCCACTCCTTCAACATGTAATCCGGGACGCGACCGTTGGTGAGTTGCTGCCCACACCACGAGCCTGCGATGACCCATAGACCAGCGGCGGCAAGGCGGTGACGCTTCGGGATCGAAAGCAGTTTGCGGGACGAATGGAATCCGTCATCTACCTTGAACCACATTTATTTCGTGCTCCTTATTTCATTTGTTGGTGGATGAGGTATCTGATGAATGCCCGCCGGTTGTCTTCGTGGTCGCTGAGTGCGTATCCGTAGCCGTCGTCTTCGGGTTCGTATTCTTCGCCTTCGAATTCCAAGCATCTGCCGTCTAACCGGTGGAGGTCTTGGACTTCGGATAGGATCTCGGTGATTTTCGCTGGTGTGGGTACGTTGCCGAGGTGCGGGCTGATGGCTGCGATTAGAGTGGTTTCTTGTGCCACGGTCAGCGTGAGTGGGTACTGGTTGCTTTTCTGCTGTTCCAGGTACGCGGTTTCAAACGCTGCTAGTACAGCTTCGACGGCTTCGGTTGTGCGCGGCGTTACGGGTTGAATACTCATGACTGGTTCTCCTTGTACTGATTGGCGCGGGTTTCGGTGAACTTCTCAGCGAACATGAGCCCGTCGATGTATCCGGCTTCGTAGTTGTCCTCTTCGTGGTTCGCTGGTGGCGCGTCTTCGATCTCTGCGTTGAGTACGGTTAGCACCTCATGTAGCGCTTCTGCTTTCGCTTCGGCGCGGACGGTTTCAAGCCAGCGCGTGAACTCGGCCTGCACGGTTGGAACCAGGGGAATCCCCACAGCTCTTGGCAGGTGGTCTAGTTTTGAGTCCACCCACAGGTCGCGAAGGCCATCAGCATCCGGCGTGTATTCTCCGCCGTGGTAAGTCGCGTCGTGCTTCTCATTAGCGCCCATTGGTTGGCCTCTTATCTCGTCCGTTGGCGTGGATGCCACGCCCTAACCTGTCTGCTGCTATTTCGATGTCCGCGAGTATGTCGGCGCGGTTGATTAGTCCCTTGCGCGGGAAGATGCGTTGGAGATACCGCGAGGTTTCCCGAACCGCCGCCGCTTCTCGTTCCTGCATGTGCTTGTCCAGCACTTCGGCTAGATGGGCGCGGTGCAGGGCGTACAGCTGGCCTTCCGTCTCAGCGGTCACGACCTCGCCGCACTTGCACCGCATACGGCTGGCTTCACTCCACGGACGCTTGACCGTGTGCGCGGTCAGGATTTCTTGGATGGTCATAACTGCTCCTTTCCGGTGATGGTGACTAGCTCATCCCTGTCCAGATTTGGCCACACCACTTTCCCGTGCTCCACTTCGATTCCCAGCTCCACACCGAACTCGTCCGTGGCAAGGTTGCAGAGCTCCCCGGTGAAGCCTCGGGCAGATACTGTCTTGCCGATGTCGTTGCCGGATAGGTACCGTGCTTCTCTTTTGATCACTGGTGGCTCCTGATCTGGGACTTGGGCGAGGATGCTGGATAGGTTTTCAATGCACGAGAGGTCGAATTTTTCGCCAAGAATGTCGTTCTGAATGTCATCGTCTGAGGTGGTCATTTCTTTATGCCTTTCATGACGTTTCCTATAGCTTCAGATGGTGTCGGGTCGCGGTAGAGCTGGGCCTCTTTCAGCCTCGCTATCCGGTCTTGCTTCTGATGGCACGTGCAACCCTGCTGGATTGGGTTCACGTACTTGTTCCGGCAGAAGTAGTAAGGCGATGAACCTTTGCAGTCTGGGCAGCATGGTTTCGGCTGGTCGTTCATGCGGCATCCTGCGCTTTCTTGCGTTCGCGGTACTTACGGTTCTTCAACCGGTTGGCTTCACGGCACGCATCGTCGATTGGTTCTTTCTTCACCAAGTGGCGTTGGTAAGCCGATAGGGTTCCGCAGGGCACAAGCTGTCGGGTTGGTTTCTTGCGTTTCGGGTAAGCGCGCTTGCCTTTCTGCGGTCCGTGCCATTCAGGGAATACGGTTTGGCCTAGTCGCAGCCGGTAAGGTCTGCGTGACTCGAAATACGCTTCAAGGGATGCCGTGTTCTGTTCTGTGGTTGGTCGAGGCGGTTCAGTGACTTCGCCGTCGCCATTCCGGTAAATGAGTTTGTAGCAGGCGGAGCACATGCCTCTGCCTTCGCTACTGAATGTTCCAGGGGCTTCGTCTTTGGTCATCCAGTAGGGGCGGATTAGTTTTCCGCAGTTGTTCGCGCATTTTTTGATTTCGGTTTGTTTTTGGCGTGCCATTAGATGTCCTTTGGTTAGTGGTTTGGGCTGGCACCATGATTTGATGCCAGCCCAATAAAATAAGCGCCTCCCTCATTGGGTTAGCGCTTGTGGATAATGTGTTGAAAAGGTGTGGACTAGAACGGTGCGGGCTCTTGCGTGCCCCACCCGCCACCGTTGCCCTGTGGCTGGTTCCCGCCAGTGCTCCACGGGTCCGCAGCCGGCGTGCCAGCCCACTGACCACCCCCGCCCGGCTGTGGAGTCACCTGCTGAGCAGGAGGCTGGAAACCACCATTGCCCTGCTGTGCAGGCTTGTGGAAGACGAGATCCTTGCCGATGTGCTCAACCCGGATCTCATCGACGGTGCGCTTTTCGCCTTCCTTCGTTTCATATGAGCGGGTTTCAACCTCGCCATACACAAGAACCGCGTCACCCTTCTTGAGCCCATCAGCGACGTTCTCGGCCAAGGTGAGCTTGCCTTGGTTCCATGAAGTGCAACGCCAGAACTTCGCTTCCTTGTCCTTCCATTCGTTGGTTTGCTTGTCGAACTTGCGGGCATTCACAGCAACAGTGAAATTGGCGACGGCCGCGCCGTTCGGCGTGAAGCGCAGTTCAGGATCACTCGTGAGTCGGCCACGGATAGTCAGGTAAGTTTCATTCGCCATTGATTAGGCTCCTTCGTTGTTGATGGTGTTCATGATTAGGGGTAGTTCTTCGGCTTGGATTGCGTTCGGACCGGGTAGTTGCCGTCCGAGGGTTTCGGCGACGAAAGCGCCAGGGTTTTCGATCCCCCGTGCTTGGCAGGCGGTAACAATCTCATTCCATTGGGATTCTGTGATGCCCGCTGGTTCCGGGATGGTGCTGGTTGGTGGCGCTTGGAACGGTGCAACCGGCTTCCGCTCCCCCATGTCCTCCACTTCATCCGGCGTGTAGGTGACACCGTAGAGCGCTTCGGAGCATGCGAGGCGGGCAACCGCGCTGATGGCACGCCACTGCAACATAGTGGTCGGCTGCTTCTTGTAGTTGTCCTTGTTGGACAATCCCATCTGCTGCGCCCATGCCATATCTCTGACCACACTGTGTGGGAACTCAGGGTCATCGGCACGCCAGATCGTCGCCCGGACACTCTTAGCCTGCTCGTCAACCTCCACCCGTAGCTTGTGGCCGGCCTTGCGCACGTTCGACGCGATCAACTCTGCGGACGCGGTGGGCTTCCCCTGAATCACGTCTATGCGGTAGAGCGCTTCAGCTGGTGTCAACCCCATCGCCTGCCCCAAGCCGATAGCGACCAGCGCGTTGGCAGGCTTGCCACGGTACGCCTGCGGAACAAGGTCACCCTCGGTGACGATCTGGCTGAACTGCATCTGCTCAGCCATCGTGATCTGCGCCGATTCAGCGCGAACAATCTCACTCATTGCGGTCTTCCATTTCTCGTATAGCCCACGCAGGGGCGGTTAGGTCGTTCCGGGATGCGTGCCCCGGCCAATGATTGTTAGCAGTGCATTCGTTGTAGATCCGCATGGCGCGGTCATTTTCGATGCGCCCCCAGCTCAAGAACTCCTCATCCAATTCGACTACTGAACTTAGGTATGGGGGTTCTTTCTCTAGGAGTAGGAACACGAACCGGGGTTTGAATCCGGTCACGGCTTGCACGGTGTCTTGGTAGTGGGCTGCCGATTGGTGGTAGCCCAACGCATAAGCAGTGCGCCGGAATTCCTCGGGGTCGGCACTGGCGGTGGTTTTCAGGTCGCCAATCGTTCCCGTGAACTGGTGAAACAAGTCTGGTCGGCATTTCACCTGATTGCCGTTGATCGTCGCGAAGTAGGAACGCTCAGCAACATGCCCGGTCAGCAGTGAGGCCGCGTCCGGGTTGAGCATGATCGCATCACGCATCTCGTGGATCTTTGCGACCTCCTTGGACAGGAGCGGAACGTAACCGTTGGCGCGTGCCTCGGCGCGTTGTTCTTTAGCTGCCTTGGTCATCCAGTTGTCAGCCTTGACTTCCCACAGATTCCCGGTGGTTCCTTCAAGGATGACGTTGTGGGTGACGTTCCCGAAGTCGAAATAGTCGCGGTGTGTCTGGTGTTCGGAATCCCACTTGTACTGCGCTGGGGGTTTCTTCGCCAGCGTCTTTAGTGAGGTCGAACCAATCCACTCTTTCACGCCGTGATAGTGCGCGTTATGCAGGCCATCAATAGCCCAACTAGTCCTGATCGCCACAATCCACCTCCTGCGCTGATTCGGGCATAAAAAATGACCCCGATTCTTCGAGGTCTAACGGTTCACAGCAACCACAGTTCGCGTCGCAGTGCTGTTCGTAGGGGTGCGGGTATCGGCTCATTGTTCACACCTGTGCTCGGCTTGTTCTTCCCGTACTGGTGCTTCAAACGACCATTCTTTACCGACCCAACCACACGGGCATGACGCTTGGAATACAGGCAATCTAGGGCGGTCAAAGGATCTAGTCTTGTGATTGTTCACTTCTTTGCTCCAATCTCACGCGCTTTACGGGCAACAGCGAGCCATGCGTCTTTTCGCTCTATGGGTCGGACGGTTTCCCAGGAATCGCTTGTTGAATGACCTTGTGCTTCCGCGCAAATGTTGAACAGTTCCAGCGCTTCGGCTTCCAACTCCGCCTGCTCACGGTTAGCGCTGGCAAGGGCTTCTGCGTATCGGATAGTTCCCTGTAGGTCGGCAACTATGGTTCCCAGTGATACTTGGCATTCAAGCGGTTCTCGGTCAGGCTCCACCCCCGCCGCTTCGAGGACTGCGAGGGCAAGGGCGGGGGCAGTACGGTTCTCGAAGCAAATCGCGTGAGTCCCTTCGTGCCTGTCTTGCACCTCCAAGAAAAATCCTGCATCCATACCAATGTCAGTGCTAACCAGCAGATTACGACTGCCGGTGCGGGTCACTGCACTCTTGAAAGTCTTACTCATTGTTTTCTCCTTGGTTGGTTCGTGCCATACGGTCGGCGTAGGAGATAGCTTCGGTGTGGGTGGGGAAATACTCGGGCTCCCCGTATTTGGATTCGATAGCCACCCAGTCATATCCGCCGTCTGGCCGCTGATCCCATGTCTGGATGACAATGGGGCGACTCGGGTTCTCGATGTGGAATTTGTGAAGCTTGATCATGTAAGTGCGATCCACGCCGTCTGACCATGTGCCGTCAGCGAGACGATAAGGGCCGGTGCGCTTCAGATCACACGCGGGGCAACGCTCCGACGGCTTCACGGCCCATGCGTGATTGTGTTTGATTGGCGGCACCACACGCCTCCTAGTCCTTCGTCGGCCAGCTTGCGGGTTTTGCAGGGATATGTCTTCGGCTTCCCTGTTTCCGTATTGCACACGTCGCAAACTTCTTTGCCTGAGAACGTTTTGCAGGGTTTGTGCAGTTTTTGGATCGCTACCAACGCGGCGCGGTAGGCCTTACCCTCTTCGGACAGGCCGTGAATGATGAACTTATTAGCCACGAGTATCACCATCCAGGGCGCGTTCGACGTCGAAGTGGAGACCCTTAGAGTCTTCGTCGGTATCCCAGTCGCTCAAGACCTCCCGTACCCGCGCTACCTGCTGTTCGGTTTTGCGTAACTGGTTTCGGTATCCGTCTCGTTGCCGGCGCATCGCATCCAAACGGTTTCGCAGTTTGACACGATCCAGCTCAGCCTGTTCGAGGCGGGACAGGAGCGCGAGGACGGTTTCAGGGTTGAACGCCGTTACAAATGCAATATCGTGCTTCGACACCTCCAACCCGACATCACAGCAACCACAACCCAGCTGAGAAATTACAGGAGAATCACCTGCGTCGACGGAATACACGGCGTGGTATTTGTCGTCGGTGTACGAGCAGTGAGTTTCAGCTGTCCACGGTCCGGGTGTTGCTGATTCTGCGATCTTGCGCAGGGCTTCCAGATCTTCACTCATGCTGTTACTCCTATAAGAATGGCTCCCACCAAGTAGTAGGAGCCGATGATTGCAAGAACGCCACCAGCGACAACCGTTAGCAGCCAGAACGATGACGGGGTTTCGTTATCCACGACGCATCACCCCGATCCAGCGTGCTAATGTTCCTCCACGTCGTGCTTTAGCCCGCGCCATCTCATAACCCGTTTTTACGATCAACCCTTGTCGGGCGTAATCCTGAAACACTTTTCCCGTCCAATTCGGGTTAGTAGGTGCAGGGGTCATATTGCGCAGGTCATCAGCCGTGAAGCTGATGTTGCGGGCGATCAGGGTGTCCATCGCCTGAGACGCGTAATCAAAATATTCCCAGTAGTCATCCAGCACCATCGGGATCGGTAGAGGCTTACTCATTCGAATCACCAGCCGTCTTACTCTTTCGAGCGTCGTTAAAGTCCTCCAAGGCCTTATGTAACTCGGAAGCCTTGATCTCTTCCCATCCGTACTCAGCGATCTCTCCGTGAGCTCTCTCGCTGATCCCCGGAAGGAACCCGAAGTGCGAGTACGCGTACCCGTCATGGATAAACACGGTCCCAGTGCCCATGTATCCGCCGCCCATATGGAAGTTGCCACGTCCAGGAATTTCGACAGCCTTGAAGCCAACGTGGAATCCTTCTACCTTCTTGTTGTTTCGGTAGGGCGAGGTTCGCCCCATGTGGTCGCGCTTCTTCCACTGACCCGGCAACGCGGCGTATTGCTCTTCAGTTACCTGGATAGTGGAAAGGTGCATACCTTCAAACGTTCGGCCTGAAAGCCAGCCCTTGAGGCGGTCGCCGGTGTACTTCTCTGATACGTCGCGAGCTTTCTCGCGGAACTCAGTTTCACGGCGCTCGGTTTCCCTGATGGATGCGATCACATCCGGGTGATTGGTTTTTGCGGTCTGTGGGAAGTTAAAATTAGACATGCTGTTTTCCTTTCAGGAAATGACGAAACCCGCTAGGTGCTGCTAGCGGGTTTTACTTTTAGTTGGCGACGCGATCAGCGTCATTGTGAGTTTGCAGTTTGAGGCGAAGCTCAGTTGCCGCCCGATCTGCTTCCTCGGATGTATCGAAGTAGCCAAGCCAGTGATTGACTCCGTCGTGTTTCACCTGCGCACCCCAGCGGTTGGATTTCTCATTTAGGAAAACTCCACGAATTCCTGACTTGCTGTTACGGTTCATCCTCGATTGGTTCTCTGCGTTCTGCTTGTGCGTAACAGCCCGTAGATGCGTGGGTTCAACGCAAGCGCGGTTACGGCAGATATGGTCAATCACCATTCCTTTTGGGATCTCGCCATAATGAAGCTCGTAGGCAACACGGTGAGCTTTCAAGCTCTTGCGACTTGGCGCATCGGCCCGGATGGATCCATAACCATTACTCAAGATGGAAGTGGTAACGATGAGGCAGTCACCTTGGCGTTCGGTTCGAGCTGCCAAGCGTTCAGATAAAGGCATTGCCTTCACGACGCACGCTCCAAGTTCCGTACCGCGTCTCGTGCGGTCGGATCTGAGATGATGCCCATGATGCGGAGCGACTCGAAGAAATCGAACTGCTCCTGCATCAACGCCGCCCGCTTAGCGATCTTGTGAGCGAGCTTCTCAGCCTTAGACTTCTTCATCTCAGGCACAGCGTCCATAATCTTCTTCTGATAACCGGTGACGGTCATGATGTTCCTGTTTCCGGGGTCAACAAATAACCCCTGTTTCAGCGTCACGGGCGAACCCATGAACGGATAGGTGGTGAGGTACTGCGGCGAATGTTTGCCCTAGATGTGGGGCGGAGGTGCCGGTTAGGCGAAGTTAGCGACTGATGATTTTCAGTGCTGCGTGCATTTTTGATTTTCTTGACCTGCGCTGTGGCTGTGCTTGCCCTTGCGCGATTGCTTCGTATTGTTCTTCAGTGAATCGGTAGATGCGGTCTGCGATTTTCGTCCATTCCCATTCGCCTGAGTGGCCTTTGTTGAGAACGGTTTGGGTTGAAACGTTCAGCCGGCGAGCCACCTCTGAAGGTTTGATGAACTCTGGCTGTTCGCTCATGCCGCTTCTGCTTCCTCTGCTACGTCGTAGATCTCGAAAGCTTCACCAAGTCCGAGGCCAAAAGTGGTGCAGAGTGCGGCCATGAACTTGCCGGATGGCTGTTCGCCGTTCTTGATTCGATCTATGCTTGCGCGGCTTACGTCGAGCAGTCGGGCAATTGCGTCGTCAGAATTGAGTCCTGTTACTTTTCGAAGTCGCTCAATGAGACCTTCTCTTATTCGAATCTGTGCGGTCATGCCGTAAATCCTTAAGTTTGTTGCGTTTTTGCTTCCTGATGTTTCGAGTCTGACACACCTTCGGACAGAATTGCAACACCCTATTTCGAATTCGAATCACACGATGTTCGAATGATGCAACAGGCAATTGCGCTGACTTGCATCAATAAACTTGCGCATGTAGCAAAAATGCAACATAATAATTTTTATGAACACGAACATCTCACAGTGGCTCGAATCAAAAACCGGCGACACCAAACGCCAAATGGCAATCAAACTCGGCCACACCCCAAGCACGTTCAACCGCAACATCGAAACAGCAGAAGTAATCATCGCGGTATGCCGGGCCTACGGGATCAACCCAATAGACGGACTCATCGCAGCCGGCATCATCCAAGACAGCGAAGTTGCAGAAGCCGCAGCCGAAGCAAGCCTCAAAAACGTCCCAGAAGTATCCCTGCTAGAAGAAGTCCTCAGACGTGCAGCAGGACGCGAAGATGTTTCCAACGTTCGCAAACTCACCCTCGTTGAACCAGATCCCGACTACTCCAACATGTCGGTCGAGGATGCTAGAAATTATGGTCTAGCAGCAAAGGAAGAAGATCAGAACATTGGCCATGACGAACTACCTCACGAGCCTTGAGTCATTAGCTGGCAGGATGGGCGTGAGAATACGGACCGCCCCCACTCCTGCCAGCTGTTGGGGCGTTTATGACCGCAGGCACAAGCTGATCACCATGCGCCCCAAACTAGCTCGATTCCAATATGATTCCACCCTTGCCCACGAACTGGGGCACGCCATCAATGGGCATCACGGGCATAACCCAAAGACGGAACACATGGCTGACAGGTGGGCCGCTAAATATCTTCTCAACTTCGATCAGGTTCTAGACCATGCGAGCATCAATGATGATCTCAACAGTCTGGCGGTAAGTCTCGAAGTTATGCCGTGGGTTCTAGAAGCCTTCAAGGCTACTCTCACGCCAAGCCAGAAGCTCATAGTCTCAGAGCGCCTCTACGAACAGAATGTCGCTTAACGAAGAAAAGCCCCCACCATCCTTTCGGACAGTGGGGGCTTCGTAGTTACTGCTCTAGGGCTTTGTTTTGTTCAGCCTCAATCTCCTTCTGGGTCTTGACGTTGAATAGGCCGTCCATAGTCTTGTTCATGGTGGCAGCGCCTTTGCGCCGAGACTCAGGCATCAGGTGTGCATAAACGTTAGCCGTCGTATTCACCGAGTCGTGCCCCATGAATCGAGACAAGTCGAAGATGCTTGTGCCGCCCGCCAATTGCCACGACGCGTAAGTGTGGCGCAGGTCGTGTATGCGCGGAGTCTTCTTCAATCCTGCCACCTGGGCCGCCAACACAGCCGGCTTCCACACCTTGTTGTAAACAGCCTGCGAGTGAGTGGCCCCGCCCTGTTCCATCTTGAACACATAGTCATTTGGCGCGCAGTCCTGAATGAGAGGTGCAATTTTCAGCGCCAACCCCTCACCGAAGGAAACGCTGCGACGTGCTTTCTCAGACTTAGGCGGGCCAATCTGTCGGCGCTCCGTGGACGACTTTTTCCAAGCCCTACTCACTGTCACAGAATATTCCCCGTCAGCGTCCGAGAAGTCGCCAGGACGCAATGCCATGGCTTCTGAGAAGCGCAGCCCCGTGCCGACAAGGAACAGGATCATGGGGTGGAAGTGCTTCTTCGTGTGCACCAGGATTAGCGCGAGTTCCGCCTTGGTGAGGTAAGTGTTCTTTTCCTCGGTCGCGTCATTCTTTGGTAGTCGCGTTTCTTCGCATGGGTTGTCTGCCCGGTACTTGCGAGACACTGCCGTTTTCATGAGCGAGTAGAAGAAGCCGTGAACATTGGCGATGGTCTTCGGCGACCGCTTCTTGTCTTTCATGTAAGCCACCCATTCGGCGAGGTCGTCCTCGTCGATTGTTTCAACTGGGGTGTCTTTGAACATTGGAGCGATATGGTTTTTCCAGTCGCGCCGGTAGCCCTGAAGGGTTCCGTCCGATAGGTTGGTCAGTCGCGCCATGTGTTGCTCAAATACGGCAAATAAGGTCGGTGACCGGTTCGACGCACGGATGATCTCACGTTCGGTCTTGACCGAATCATGGTTGTTCATTTCAAGGATTCTCTTGAACGTCTCAGCGTCCCGCTTATCTTTGAAAGTATCGTATTCTAGGGGAGCTTCGCGCCCGCCCCTGCGCCATTGGACGCGGTAAGAGGTGACCTTACCGGCCTTATTCTTGCGCTCAACTAGTGATGCCAT